TCAACAAAACCTGGTCCTAAACTTATAGCTGGTTCTTCATCTTCAACAACATTATATACTCCTCCAAAAGATGTAAGATAGTTCTTCTTTGTTGTAAGATTAGGATCTAAAGGATTAGGGGTTGCGTTTTGGTGCGGTGTATTCCAAAGATTTAGAATAGAAATATAATAAGATTCAAAATCTGAAACATTAGTTTGTCCTGTAATTTTATCTAAACCCTGAACTAGTAAAACTATTTCGTTTTGTAAAGGATATTGTTTGATATTTGGATAAAAAGGTCGAGCTATATTATAAGTTCCAAAAGAAGCTCCTAAAGGATCTCTTACAAGTTCAAATTCAATAGTGCCAATTGAAGTCCAGCCCCCGTATTTTTTAAATTTAGGGTGCGATGAGTCTAAAATAACATCAACAACTCTGACTATTGTTAATAAAGTCTCAACATAAAAATTAGCCTTTTTATTATCTTTTATAAAGGGATTGCTCATTATTTACTAAACTTTTCTATTTCAGCCAATAATTGTTGTTTTTCTTCTTCAGAAATAGTTAAAGATTCACCTACACTCTGAGCTGCTAGAGCTCTTTGAGCTAGTGCTGCCATCTTTATAAGAAGATCATCATTTTTTACACCAATTTCAAGATATTCTTTAATTAAGGGCACTAAAAGTGTAGCGTCCCCTATATCTTCTATCATTTCTTTTAACTCATTAATAAGAGTTGAAAGTTGTTTTTCCTTTTTCTTTTGGTTATTATATATTTCTTCTAATACATTAGAGAAACTTTTATTCCCAAAAACAATCTTATCAAGCTGACTCATACCTTTTATTAATAAATATTAGGTTAAATGAATCTTATAACACCGGTATCTAAATAAATAAGATAAGCTTTTTGGAAGATAGCATAAAGTCTATTTGCTATTTTAGTAATTTGAGGTGTTTTTACATCAATTACCATTTCTCTAATGTAAATGTATAGAGCTTTTTTATTAAATATGTCTAAATTTTCCCTTTTTCTAAAAAGTTCTAAAATTGAATCTGCAACCTGCGCATCTAATTCTTTAGGGAAATATTCAAAAAGATATTCTGTAGTATGTTCACAAAATTGATCAATAAAAAACGATAATTTTTCTATATTGGGGCGTTCCTCATCAATAGTATACGAATGATTTTCATTTGTATATAATTCTTCTACTGGAGTTTTTTCTATTTTGCGTTTGTAATTTTTAATATTAGATATAATTAAATATCGCTTTACAATCGTCCCAAAATATGAATATGCCTTTGCTCCTCTTTCAGGATTAAATAAGTGCATTTTAATTAATAAAAACGCAATAATTTCATGTTGAAGATCTTCTATATTATCTACTTCTGTATGATAAAATTTAAAAGTATGGATTATGTTTTCAGTTAATTTAAAAAAAGCATAATGGATCTTTTCATGGTAGATTTTTTCTTTTATAGAAAAATCTGTGGCTAAATTATAGGCTACAATTGCGTCTTCGGTCTCCTGTGTAAAATATTGAATACCTTTTTTGGGTTTAACATCCATATTATTTTTTAAGTCTGTACTCTTTTATAAGCTCATTTAATAATTTTAGTCTCTCAAAAAAGAAACCTACTTCATCATCAGAACTAAAAGCACCTTTAGTATCAATTTCTTGAATTCTTTTATTTATAAATTGAATAACTTCATCAATTTCATTGATATGTTTTTCATAAGATAAAATAATATCTTCACCCTTTTCATTTTTCTTAAGAAGATTAAAGGTCGCGAATCCAAGGACCACGACCAAAATCGAAAGAATTACAATAATTAGTATCATAAGTTATCTAACATACTTCTTAATCCTTCACTTTTAACCGAACTAAGTGCTTTTTGTTTTGCCTGGTTGGGTTTTAGTGTAGGTTTCATATTATTTTGACCTAATGTACTACTAGATTTACTTTGGGGCACGGGATTTTTAAATTTAGGTAACCATTCCTGTTCAAATTCAATACGCGCCGCCATAAGATCAGCCTGGTGGATAATAAATGGTAAAGCTGTACGTGGTTTTTGTTCTGGGAGATAACCCATAAGGTATTTTTTGTTAGCTTCATCGTACAAACCATCGTGGGTTTGGATAGCTACCATTTCATTAAAACTATAAGAAATTCCGTGAGATTGAAGAAGAAATAAAGAACGATCTGGGACTGAAGAAAATGCTAATGATTTATTAAACATCCATTCTTCTCCAAGTTTTTCTTTTCTCCATTGGTCAGTATTAGGGAGGTAAGCTTCATGTTCACTATCACCCATTTTACCTAAATCATGGTTTAAAGCGGAAAATATTAATTCTTCTTTAGTATATGTGGTAATGTCTGAACCCATATCGGCCCATGTTTTATGGAGCGCTAGTGCGCATTTAACCACACGGTTAACATGATCTACATAACCACCAATAAAAGCATTATGATATTCTTTTTTATGTGAAGCTGGCATCATAGCAATACGATCACCATACTTCTCATAAAATTCGAGTAGTTTTTCTTTTCTGGGAGATTGGATGTGGTCTTGAATATAACCTAAGAATTCTAGCCAATTACTTTGAATTTTTTCTGCAACCATATTAATTAATTTTATTTTATTTCTCTTTGGATCATATCCTTTATATCTTGAAGTATTTCTTCAGTGGATTTGATTTGCTCTTTAAATTGTTCTGCAGTGGATTGACGCGAAAGTAAAACGCCCATAGCTTTTAATTTACCTTCAATTTTTTCAATTTTTAAAATTGCTACTTCTGGTGTTCTCATAATATTGTGTTTTTTATGTTAATGTACATAACCCCCCTCATTCTCCCTACCTATCTCATCTCATTTTCCTTTCCATTTTCTAAAACCCTGTATCTCAAAGTTACAAAAAATAATTTACAGAAGCAAGTTAAGTTATGATTCTTCGCAAAAATCAAGAAGTTTTTTTAGGTGAGCACATTTTTCATATGCTTCATTTTGTTCAAAAAAGTGTATTGATAATTTAAAACAGACTTTTAATTCATCCCCATTAAAAAATTTTAAGGCTTCTTTATTTAATTCTTCAGTAAGTTTAACTTTATCTATGTAAAAATATGCTCTATGAAAAACAACAATTTCACTCAGAACATCTATACCCTTTAAAATTGGGAAGTCTCTACCTAACCCTTTATTAAAAAAATTTTCATTAAGGATTAACTTGCGAAACATCCCAACATGAAATAAGGCAGTGTCCTCTACTCTAGTAGAAGATTTTTTAGTTAAAAGCCCTTGTCCCGATTCAGAATTGAAAAGACTAAATATTTTATCAATATCCATAGATATAAATATATCATTTTAAATATTCCTCACATTTGGAAATAATCTTGGGAAATATACTAAAAATCTCTGAATAATTATGATGAAGTTTTAAATCTTTTAATTGGATGTCTGACATTTTTTGCCTCCACTTCTCTTGGTTGTAATACCTTTTCATACCCCAAATATGCCTAAAATTATTAAATAATTCTCTATATTTCAGGTCAGAATCTATTAAAGGAAACCATTCATGCCCTTCATCATTAAATGGTATATACTGGAGGTAAAAATTGGGTAGTAATGTTTCGTAATTTAAATTCAAAGCATTACATAAAGTTGGAAGTAAACGTTGTTCTATAAAAATAGTATCACTATTAAAAACATTTCTAGGTTTATCTTTATTATGCTCAATTATCCCCAAAACCCAATTATACCAAGTATCTATAAGATTTTTACTATTAAAATACATAAAAGCACAATTAATTGGTGGCATTCCCCAATTTAATTTTTTATAATTTTCCTCATTAAGAAAAACTTTAGGATCTAAATAAACATTATCCGAGCTGTTTATATTATAAGCTTCATAGTGATATCCTATAAAATTAGCATTCCAATTAAATTCATAATGTGTACTTATATAAAAATCATTATCTAATATTACAAATTTTTCTTCTATTTCAGATATAAGTTTAGCAACATGAATTTTGTTAAAACTCCAGTATTTATCTAAATATTCTTTATAGGGAATTGTATCTGAAACATCTACATTTATTTCGTCGTAAGCTTTATCTAAACCATATTCTTTTATATAGTCTAAAAATTCTTGATTACAAAAAAGTTTTATAGGGCCATAATATTTTTTCCAAGAAATACATGATAATAAAGTAGTTAAAAGAT